TCCGCACCGGGTCTTTGCTCCCTCCGCCCCCGCCTCCATGGACCGGAACATAGACAAGAACGTGGTCCTTTACGTCCGGGACTTTATCCCATTCATCCCGCGCCACGGGTTCGCCATTGACCTCGACCATCACCCTGTAATCGCGGTAAATGGCGGGTGTGCCGTTCTGGTCATACATTTGGGTGATAATGCCCCTTATGTCCGTTCCGTGCGCTACGGACATCACAGAGGGCGATTTGAAAGGCATAGGGGAGATGATCACGTTACGGTCAGGCACCCGGCCACCTCCGGAACTCGACAACGCGATTTTTCCAGTGGAGTCCGGTGTAGGGCTCGACGACGCTTTCTATCCCGGCCATGACGTGGAGCATCCTTGAACGGTCAACGACGATGCCGACGTGCCATTGATACTCGCCTGTTCTGAGCATCACCATGTCAAAGGGTTTCGGGTCATCTACTTTCTGCCACTTCTCCCTGCCCTCTGCCATGGTCCGTGCGACTTTCTTAAGGGTGGCGAATGACTGATCGGTGAAGATGCCTGTATAGTCGGGCAGTTCGATTCCCAAACGCTCGCGGTAGACGAGGCAAACAAGCCCGTAGCAATCAACAAATGGGCGTTCTCGACCATCAGGTTTAAATTGCAGGCCCATGTAAGAGTCGGTCCAGTTCATCCAACAAAAGCCCTCGCATCCGTTTCGTTATCGAAAAACCTGCATCCCCAAAAAGTGGGGGGGGTGCTGTCGATGTTCACGTTGGCCGCGCTTATTTTGTTGGTATTTTCTTTAAGCCACATCAATACCGCTTCTCTCAATGTCGTCGCTTCGGGATAATCCCCGCATTTGTGGGCCTTTTCTGAATTACCTTCTGCCTCATATCCTTCCAACCACAGCTCCATCTTTTCACTCTCCTTTCTGCTAGAACAGCCCTGGAAATTGCGCCGGCGTGAACGATCCGGACGGATACGGCTCTTTTTCGAATGTTTCCATCTTCAACGTGCCTGTGATCGTCGATTCATTGTACTGGACGTGTCTCAGTTCGAATTCGGGCCATTGCGCCTCGACGGTATCAGGGGTATTGTCCAGCACCAGCTCCACGTTAAACGTAGCCGGTGACTGTATCTCCCTGATCGTGTCCGTGTATTGCTGGTGAACATTGTCGATCTCGATCTGCATTTCGCCGGGCCCCTCGTCGGTGTCATCGGGGAGTTTCAACCGGACAGGGAAAAAGACGAATGTTTCCCCCCTTGATACCGTGCCGTAGACCACCTCTGTGTCCGTCGTGTAGCCTTCCCCGGTGAGGCGTTGTGTGGGGTCCGTGCTGATCCTGATGGGTGTCGTCAGATCGTCATGGTCAATGGTGATGAGGGCAATCGGGAAACGCCCCGTTTCGGGAGCATAGACAGCCTGGCGAAAACCGACAGATACGGTCATTTCAATATCTCCAATGACAGGGCCACTTCGAAATATCCGTCCACCCAGTTCCATGTAGGCGGCTCGGTGAAACGCATTTCGACGGCAGTGGTCCCGTCCTCGGGCTGGACCCATGAAAAGCGCAGGGTACCGTCTAGTAGAGTGGTTTCGTAAAAAGTTTTCAGCGTGGCGAGTTGTGCAGGCGTGACAAGGATATTTCCCGTCACGGGCTCCACCGCGACGGTTCCCCGCCGCCGCACCTTTGCCGGTCCGATATCCATCTGCTGTCGCAGGAGATTATTCGGCAACCCGCCCTTGTATCCTTGAGCCAGTATGTTTTGGGGTAAAGTTTCAGGCCATGAAGGAATGCTCATATCTACCTCGTCACGAGGGGCTCTTTTGCCCCGTAGTTGTTGCGGATAGCACGACTGCTCTGTGAGGTGCGCTGGCCTAGTTTTTTGGCGACAAGAGCGTCCACCATCACGTCAAGGTCGGCTCCCTGCGTACCTTCGCGGGTCGTCACCTCAGCCCCGGAAGAGTTGAAGATATTGACAATAGGAGCACCACCGACAGGAGAAGATGAACCGCCGCCGGAAGATGCCCCGGCAGCCGCCACTACCGACCCGGCACTATTCCCCATCATCAAAAATTGACGGTTGCCGACATTCAGGAGTTCCGGGAGGCCTGTTTCGTTTACTTCATACATCTTGCCAGGGGAAACTGAGCCACCGGACGCACGATTGCCGCCGAAGATGCCGGATAGGAGGCCCGTCGCACCTGTCGCAGCATCACCGAAAAGACCCGTGCTGATACCCGAAAATAGAGACTTCGTGATGTTCTGATAGATCATCATCTGCATCAGGTCCGCGATGATGGATTCGGTCATGTCGGAGAATGAACCCGCGCCCTTGATAGCAAAGTCGGCTATGGCCTTCGCGCTGTCCTTACCCCAACCTTCTATCGCGTCTTTCAGTTCCTTGAACTGGTCCTTCCCGTCATCGGTGAGCTTTTCCATCTCCTCGCTCAGCTTGCTCATGTACAGGGTGTAATCCTCGATGCTGAGTTGCCCGGTGACCAGCAGACCGTTCGCGGTGGCGATCTTGTCGAGATATTCCTGATAAGGAGACTTGATGTCTTCCAAAATCTGCTTTAATGCCGTCTTTTGCTCTATGTCGGCAAGGGTGGCGGATGCACTTTCCATCTGCTCTTTCGTGGCGTCCTTGAGCGCAAGTTTGTAAAGCGTGACCTGGGCTTCGGTCATACCGATGGTGGCCGCCTGTTCCCTGAGACCGTCTATTGACTTCTCGTTTTCTTCCCAATTTTTGATGATGTCCTTTTCGGCCTCGTTCATCTGCGAAAGGCTGTCGATCTCCGAAGCAAGACCGATGAGGCGTTTTTTCTGTCCCTCGTCGAGGTCCTTGTATTTGCCCTTCGTCACTTCCCAAAGCATCTGCTCCTCGCGGGTTACGTCGCCTATCGCGGCCTGTTCGCGCTCAAGCTGTTGAATTGCCTGTTGCCCGCGCTCAAAGGCTTTCTCGGCCTCGGACTTGCCGGAACCCTTTTTGTCCTTGCCGCCCGCGCCACCAGTACCAGGCTTCCTGCCCGATGAAGGGACGTAATTGTCAACGGTAGATTCTTTCCCCTGCGCGGCCTTGAGTTTGGCTTCGAGCTGTGCGATCTCTTTATCAATGGGCGCCTGATAATGCGGTAATATCGCCCCTGCCCGTTTCTGCCTCAACCGTGCGATCTGGTTGTTTATCCTTTTTTCCTCGGTATCGTTCCCCGCCAGCCACTTTTTCAGGTCCGCCGGTCCCATGGTGGCAAACTCACCTATCCCGAGCTCGCCCCGCTTTACCGCCCCCCATCCCTGCAAGGATTGGCCTATGTTGCCGATTGCCTTCGCCGCCTTTCCCGCGAGAGAGATAATTTCCGAGAAAAGTTCGATGATGCCCGGTTTATTTTGTTCAATGGTCTGTGCCAGCTTCATGATCTCGTCGGCTACGGATTTCGTACCTTCCGCGCTCTTGTTACTGTCCGACAGGAGCCGCCCGAAAACGGTTTTCAGATTGGTCATGGCCTGATCGATGGTGGGCTGCATCTTGGAAAACTCATTCTCGATGGTTTCGGCCGATGCCTGAAAGGCTTTGATCATGGTTTCGGAGGTGATCTTTCCCTCTTTTGCCATTTCCCGGAGCTGTCCGATATCGACCTTGAGGTAGTCGGCCAGCATCTTGGATATGCGTGACCCGTTCTCCATGATGGAGTTAAATTCCTCACCCCGGAGTACACCGGATGCCATGCCCTGGGATAACTGGATGATCGCGTTTTTCGATTCTTCCTGTGTCGCCCCGGAGATGATCATGGCTTTATTCAACGTCTCGGTGATTCTCAAAAGTTCTGATTGACTTGTCCCCAAGGTTTCCGTCGCCTTCGCAAAGCGCGAGTACAGGTCAACGGATGACTCGTAGGATGAGAAGGACCGGAGAGATTGCTGATAAAGACCTTCCTGCACGTACTTTAATTCGTCGGCAGAGCCTGTGACAAGTTTTAGCTTGTTGTCCATCAGCGTGTACGTGTCGGCAATGTGCATAAGTTGCTTGGTGATATAGATTGCACTGATACCGCCCGCCAGTTTCGCAATGGATATGCTGGTAAGGTCGAACGACTTCTTCGCCTTATCCATGCTCGTCTGCATGGCAGCGCCGGAGTTTTTGACGGCATCACGGGCCTTGTGCATGTCGGACTGAAACTGAGCCCAATCTGCGGACATCTCAGCGCGAAGGGCACCTATCGGTTCGGCGATGACACACCTCCTTTGCCCTTGAACCCCATCAGAGCGGACTTGAGCCGTGCGCTTACATCGGGTTTACGTGTTCCCCTGTTCAAGAGTTCATCCAGCTTCGGTAGCTTTTTCATCCTCATCATTGCCGCCAATGTCCAGTTTCGTGTTACCGTCTCATCTAGGATCGTCTTGATCGCCTTCCCCGTCAGGTACGGGGTCATGTTCCAAAATTCGACGGGGCTTATCCCCGCCGCAACAGCCGATTTATAACCCGCCATAACATACCCGCCAGACGGTTTTTTTTTACCTCTGCCGGAGCGTCTGCCTTCGGGATCGCTTCCGTTCCGAAATAAGCCCACTGGATAGCCTCCTTGACATCCGCACAAAAGGGCATCAAGGGAGGTGACAGGTCCATGATCCGTTCCGGTGTCATGTCGGGGTGCTTCTCGGCGAGCCCGGCTGACGCCACTTTCGCCAGAACTTCCGCATTGAACAGGTTTGGATTGTCCCCGAACTCGGCCTCAATAGCGGCCAGGGCGCGCCACGTAAAGCGCATGACGTGCCCCTGACCGTTGATAATCACTTTCTTTTCGCCAGTTATCCGGTTCATGTCAGAGATACCGCTCCTGATATCTCGATGGTGATGGAACCGCTCACCTTGCCGTCCACCCCTCCGCTCCATGTGTCGCCGAGAACGTACCCGGCGAAAGACAGAACGGAACCATCCGATAGTGTCAGCTTGAAGTTTTTCTCTGTCCGCGCCTTCCGAGCCGCACTTACGGCAAGCTGTCCAGCATCGTCGGGCTGTCTGTTGATGGTCAGACTGAACTGTCCCTCATCAGGCAAACCCATAAGTTTTTCTTTCGCCGTGCTCTGGAGGTTGGTCGTATCGATGACCGAGGCCGAGCCGGAAGGCCCGTCGAAGTCGGTTATCTCTCCTACCTCAAGATAGGCAAGCGGTGTGATGGTGCCGTTCGCGGCTGTCAGGGTCTTCCCGGTCGTGTCGATATCAACGCAGAACGTGTCGTCGGTGGCGTATTTCACCGTCACGACCTTATCGTTCATCAGCCCGGCATCTGCCCCTGCGAAGGCGCTCAATGTCCCTATCGTGCCGTCCGTCAACCCGTGGTCTTCCTTGGTGAGCAACGTCGGATAGCCGACCGTAGCCGTCATGGTCTCGACCGCGGCCCCCGAGCTTCCCGATATTTCCAGTTTTGCTCCCTGAGATTCAATGGCCATTTTAATGTCCTCCTTGTCTTATTCTGAGTGCCAAATCATGAAGTCATACCCCACGCGATGGCACGATACGGCTTCCTCGATGGTTTCATGTTCGTTGCTACACAGGATCGAACCTATTTCTACCGTTCCCACCGTACCCCTGTATCCGTCCAAAGCGACCCTGATTGCGTTGGCAAGCTCTTTCGCCGCATCGTAGGTTGTCGCCCACGCATCCACCTGAAAACGCGGGTGTGCGAGTCCTGACGGGCCTTGCAAGTGATGGTCGCGGGGACCTGATATCTTGTGGTAGGAGATAAGCGGATAGGTCGGGTTTTGTGGCAGCTTCGCCGGATAACAGCGGGTCGTTATCGCCTTCACCGTGTTATTGGCAACGAGGATTGCCC